GATTGATTATATCGCTAATGATCCATTCCCTGCGGAGACTAATGAAGAGGGTTTGGATCGTTCAACTATGATTGCACAACAAGTATCTGAAGCAACAGATAGATCAATCAAGTTATCAAGAACAAATACAATGACATCTACAGAGTTTACTGTAGGTGCAACTGATAGAGCAAATAAAATTCTAGCCTTCGATGGTTCTGGTGAAATATCTGTTACACAAGAATTAGGATCATTCAAAGGTAATTGGTCCAGTGGCACAGCTTATGTTGCAAGAGACTTAGTTAAAGATACATCTACTAATAATATATTTATAGTTAATGAAGCACACACTTCATCTGGCTCGCAACCGCTTACATCAAATGCAAACTCTGCAAAATACGATTTAATTGTTGATGCTGGTTCAGCTACAACATCTGCAAGTGCTGCCGCAACTTCGGCTACAAATGCTGCTAACTCTGCAACAGCCGCATCTACTTCAGCTACAAACGCAGCAAACTCCGCTACAGCAGCAGCTAGTTCAGCAACTTCTGCAGCCAATAGCTTCGATGATTTTGATGATAGATATTTAGGAGCAAAAAGTTCTGAACCATCTACAGATAATGATGGTGATGCTTTAATTACAGGTGCATTATTTTTTGACACAACTGCAGGAGCTATGAAAGTCTACTCAGGCTCTGCATGGCAAACAGTTACAGTATCTGCTGCCAATCAAGCAAACATAAATACAGTTGCTGGTATCTCAGCTAATGTTACTACGGTAGCTGGTATAGCATCGAATGTAACAACAGTAGCTGGTATATCTAGTGATGTTACTGCGGTTGCAGGTATATCAAGTGATATTCAAGCAGTAGAAAATATTAAAGCTAATGTAACAACTGTAGCAGGTATATCTGCCAATGTTACAACAGTTGCAGGTATATCTTCTAATGTAACAAGTGTAGCTAGTAACGCTAGCAACATTAATACAGTTGCAGGAAACAACTCAAATGTAACTACAGTTGCTACAAATATATCAAGTGTAAATAATTTTGCAGCACAATATAGAGTAGGCTCATCTGATCCAACATCAAGTTTGGATGAGGGTGATTTATTTTATAATACTACCTCGAATGAACTTAAATATTATAATGGTTCAGCTTGGGTAGCTATCGTATCTGATACAGATGTTAAGGTATCTGTAAGTGCAAATGATACAACACCGGGGTTCTTAAATGGTAAATTAGTAGCAGGAACAAATGTATCTCTAACAGAGGGTAGTGATGGGGGTAACGAAACATTAACAATAGCTGCATCAGGTGCATCAGCAGGATTTGCAGTTGCAATGGCTATAGCATTATAGTAAAGGATAAATATGGCACAAGATTTTGAAAGAGTATTAAAAACTAGCATAGGTACATCAGCTACAGAAATAAGAGCTGCAGCTAATAGTGATGATGCAATCATTGGTATGAGATTTGCTAACAAAGGTACAGTTGCAGTAACAGTTGATGCTACTGTAAAAAATAGTAGTACAAGTTATTATTTAATTAAAGATGCACCTATTCCTGTAGGTGGATCGTTAGAGCTAATTGATGGAGGCTCAAAGGTGGTTCTTCAATCTGGTGATTCTGTGGAAGCATTAGCTTCTGTTGGTAGTTCGGTTGATGTTATACTTTCTGTTGTAGACTCCATAAGTACATAGGAGAACAATGGGTTATTTAGGTAATACTCCCGGTGAAAGTTTTATCTCATTTGCAAAACAAGTATTTACTATTGTAAATTCTCAAACTGCATACACACTAGATTTTGCTGTAGTTGATGAGAACGAACTTAGACTTGTAATTAATAATGTAGTTCAAGAACCGGGTAGTGGTAAAGCATATACTGCATCTGGTACAACACTTACACTTTCTGCTGCACTTACAAATGGTACAGATGAAATGTATTGTGTGTTTTTAGGTAAAGCTAGAGAAACAGTAACAGTACCAACTATTACAAGAGATAAATTAAACTTAATATCAGATGCTTCTAATCCAAGTTTAATTGCAAAAGGTACATCTGGTGTTTCAGAAGGTTACATACAGCTTAACTGTGCAGAAAATAGTCATGGTATAAAACTTAAATCACCACCTCACTCTGCAGGACAATCATACACCTTAACTTTTCCATCATCAATTACCAACAATACTTTTTTAAAAACAGATGGCTCTGGTAATCTTAGCTTTGCTTCTGCTGGTGGAACTAACACTCCATCTTTTTATTCTCAAATGAGTGCTAATCAATCTTATAGTAGTTCTGGAGCAATAGTAAAAGTTCAATTTGATACTGAACTTTGGGATACTGATAGCGATTACGATCATTCTACTAATTATAGATTTACACCTTCAGAAGCTGGAAAATATTTTGTTCATGGAATTGTTTATAGTGCAACTTTTGCTAATGCCAGTATGGCTGGTGGTGCGGTTTATATAAAAAAAAATGGTGGTAACTATCAAGGTTCTACTGGTAATAGTTCTCATAACACACCAGATTTTCAAGCAGTAGGTATTCCATTTGGCATTGCAGTAGATATGAATGGATCTAGTGATTACATAGAATGTTTCGTTCAATTAACTTTTTCAAGTGGCACTTGTAATATTCAGCATGATAACAATGGTAAAGCATCATATTTTGGAGCATACAAATTAATCGGAGTTTAATAAATTATGGCAATAGATAAAATACAATCTGAATCAATAAATTTAGCAGATAACTTTGCATTTACAGGAACTGTAACTGGTGCTGGTGCAACTAATAAACCAGCTTTTAAAGCATCAGTGGGTAGTAGCCTTGTTGTATCTAATGATACAGCAACAAAAGCACCATTTAATTCAGAAACTTACGATACAGATAATGCTTTTGACAGTTCTTCTAATTACAGATTTACAGTACCAAGTGGTGAAGCTGGTAAATATTATTTTACAGCACTTTTAAGATTTTATTCTAGTGCTGATAATGCCAGTTATACTAAAACAGCAATTTATAAAAATGGCACTACAATAGATATTGATTCTTTTTTTCAATTAACAAATAATGCTACTGATAGTATTAGACAAACTGCTATTCCATATGTTTTTACACTAGATTTAGCAGTTGGAGATTACATCGAAATATATGGTGCTATTAAAGGTGGTGGAACACTTTATATTTTAGGTGGTTCATTTTTTGAAGGATATAAATTATTTTAAAATTAAGGAGGACAAACTATGGCAAATTTATCAACTAAAATTAAAATGTACTGTGAAGCAAATGGTGTAGCTGAAGTAGATTTTATGAAAGATGTTATGTTGCAAGACGATAGTGATGGCAATGGTGTTTACATTAAGGAGTGGAATTTAGATATTGCACAACCTACTGACGCACAATTATCAGCACAAGAATCAGCAGCAGATACAGAAGAAGCCAATAACCAAGTAAGAAATACTAGACGTATAGCTTATGGTGATATTGGAGATCAGCTAGACGAAATCTATAAAGATATAGATGCTTGGAAAGCTAGAATAAAAAGTATAAAAGATAATAACCCAAAGCAATAAGGAGTAATTAGTGGCTTATATAGGTCGACCAAGTATAGTAGGAAATTTTGTTAAGCTAGACGCAATAACTGCAGTTAATGGTCAAGCAGCTTACACTATGCAAAACAATAGTGTAAACTTCACAGATTATTCTACAGTTAATCAATTTTTAGTGAGCTTAAATGGAACTATCCAAGCTCCAACAGACAGTTTTACAGTAAGTGGTTCTACACTTACATTCGCATCTAACCTATCTACAGGTGATGTTATAGATTTTATAATTGTATTTGGTAATTCTTTATCTGCAGGAACACCTACAGATGGCACAGTTTCTACTGCTAAGATAGTCGATGATGCAGTAACAGCAGCTAAAATAAATAACGATATTATTTCTGGTTCAACAGAACTTGCTACTGAACCAGCAGATACAGACGAATTTTTAGTATCAGATGCTGGTACATTAAAAAGACTTGATTACTCACTTATCAAAGCTAGTGGAATAGAAGAAATAGATATGTGGAGAATTACTGCAAATCTAACATCTGATGGTAAAACTGTTTTTACTTCAAACTGGGAAAGAGCAGATGGTTATGGTTTTTCATATAAAGGAACAGGAATGTCTGAAAGTTCTGGTGTGTTTACTTTTCCAAGCACAGGATTTTGGTATATTCAATCTACTGGTTATTTAGAAGCTGTTGGTGGTGCAAGACAATATATGGTTAAAGCATTAGAAATTACTTTAGATAATAGCAGTTACAACTTAGCAACATTTTCATTGGGTGGTGCTGCTGGTAATGGTTATTTTCATGCTGTTAATTTTAGTCATGTGTTTAGGTGTTCTGATACATCAAATCAAAAAATTAAAATGTATATGGAATCTGTAAGTGGACAAGATATAAAAGCTGAAGGAAATACTAATCAACAAAGAACTGGTTTGATATTTGTTAAACTAACAGGATTATAATATGGATTATTTACAAGACGCATTGCAAACTTTTAATGGTGGTAATTGGTGGGGTTGGAAAACACATGATGACAATGGAAATAAAATTCCTAACTCTGAACGTATGCAATACCAATACATAAAAATTATTAAAGATGGTGCAACTATGCCAACAGAATCAGAAGTAAATGCTAAGATACAAGAATTAAAAGATGCAGAACAAGCAGTAATAGATAAAAAAACATCTGGTAAACAAAAATTAAAAGACTTGGGATTAGATGATGAAGAAATCCAAGCATTAATAGGAGTATAGATGGCAATAATTAAACCAAATAACAATACAATATCTGCGATAACAGCTCTACCTGCTGCTATTGCTACTGGTAAAGTTTTACAAGTTATTCAAACATCTACATCAACAGGAGTATCAAGCACAAATCAAACTCTTGTAGATACAGGATTAACTGCAACAATAACTCCATCATCTACTTCGTCTAAAGTTTTTATTATCGTTAATCATGGAGATAACGATAAAAACTTAGGAGATTGTAATCAAAGAATACATTTATTCAGAGGCACTACATTTTTATTAGAATTTGCAAGAAATTTAGGAAACACTGGAGATAGCACTGAACAAAGAATTGAAAGTGGTTGTAATTTTTTAGATAGTCCTAACACAACATCTGCAACAACCTATAAAACACAAATGAGTTTAAATGGTGGAAGTGGTACTGTAACAGTTCAAGCAAGTGGTTGCACTTCAACCATGACAGTAATGGAGATAGCTGGATAATGAGTAGTTTTAAAATTATAGAAGCAATATTAAAAATAAATCCTAATGCAGTTGTTACTGTAAGAGGAGATGATATTAATACTTGTAAATTAGAATGGGATAATGGAACAACACCTATCTCTAAAGCTGACATAGAAGCTAAGATGGCAGAGTTACCTACTGCTGAAGAAGAAGCTACTGCAAGAGAAAATTTAAAAGCTAGTGCTAAAGCTAAACTAATAGCTGGTGAACCGCTAACTGAAGAAGAAGCTAACACGATTGTGTTATAATGAAATATCTATTGATACTGTATATGTGCAGCATGACTACAGGTCAATGTCCTACAAGCACAGTATCAGGTTATCAATTTAATTCACATTATGATTGCGTCAATGCAGGTTATGCTATTGCTCAAAAAACTTTTAGAAACTTAAAAGAACTAGAAGATTGGGATAGACCTGATTTTGAAAAAGAAAAGATTGTAGTTAGATTTGAATGTAAGGAGCTAAAGGTAGATGCCTAGAAAAAAGAAAACAGATGAATTGGTACAGGCATCACTAGGTCATAGAATATCTAAGCATGAAGCTATCTGTGCGGAAAGAATGAAAACATTATTCAAAGCGATAGAAGAGATGCGTAAAGATATAAAGGAACTAAGACAAGAGATGAACAAAGGAAAGGGAGCTGTGAATGTACTTGTATTTCTAGCAGGTCTAGTAGTGGCTGTAATAGGTTTTTTAAAATGGGATGGCTAGAAGAAAGAAAGCAGTTGCTGGACTTATAAATGAGCTTGCAGCACAACTTGACTTTGCAAAAGACCCTAATATACTTGTGTTCACACCATTGGGAGGACTTGGACCAGTAGATATTGTTACTTTAAATATGACAACAGGTGAGTATACTGCGTATGATGTTAAATCAAAAAATTATAGAAAGAAAGATAGCTATATTGCACCAGATGGATACAAAAGAAATCTTAAAGGAACTTTTATATCAAGAGGTGCTACTAAAGAACAAAAGAAACTAAAGGTAAAAATTATTTATGCAACTATCTAAACATTTTAAACTAGAAGAATTTACAAAGTCAATGACCGCAACTCGTAAAGGTATCGACAATAC